AGTCGGCATCATCACGAAGGTATCGAAAGCCATCGGACAGACCGGCAAGGGCTCGCAGGTTGTCACCGCGTCTGGGGTGGAACTCTAGGGGATACTCGGATGGCGTATCGTGCCTCCGCTTTCAGGCGATGAATATTACACCATAAACAATTCCGCCGAAACGGTTATGAAAACGCTCGTAAGTCAAAATGGCGGGCCGACCGATGCGGACGCTTCGCGCAAGTTCTCACTGCTTGAAATCGACACGGACGCCGATCTCGGATCGACGTATTTACTCAAAACCCGCTACACCTCAACCGTGCTCGCCGAGTGCTCCGCGTGCTCGCTGGCAACCGGCACCGGGTTTTATATTTACTTAGACCTGACAAACAAGAAATTAAGATTTCAAACAGCGCAAGGGCTCGACCGCTCCGCAAGCCAAAGCGTCAATCCGCGCGCTATTTTCTCAACCGACTACGATACGCTGAAATCAGCCACGCTTGACGACAACGATTCGAACTATCGGAATCTTGCCGTGGTAGCCGGGCAGGGCGAAGGCACGGCGCGCGTCATCCGCGAAGTGTACGCGGGATCTTCCGAGCCGACCGACCTTGATCGCCGCGAAATGTTTGTTGACGCCCGCGACCTACCGACGACCGGCGAGCTCGACACCCGCGGCGCTCAGAAACTTGAAGAGCTTTCGACCATCATCACCGCCGACGGTGCGCCGCTGGCATACAGCCCGCTTGTCTACGGCACCGACTACGACCTTGGCGACATCGCCACTTTGGAAGTATACGACGTTGCGCGCAACGTGCGTATCACCTCAGTCAAGGAATCGTGGGCGCCGCTTGCGTACTCGATAGACATGACATTCGACCGGATGCCGCAGACAATCCAATCACAAATATATAATGCAGTTTCCGATATGAAAAAAAGCATAGACGCACGCGTATAAAACGAAAGGGAGCCAATGAACTTAGAAACAACCGGGTCAGTCATCGCCATTGTCGTGCCCATAGCGGCGCTGGTAGTATGGGCCATGCGCGCCATCGTCGCACCGCTGAAAATCGTCATTGAAAATAACACGCTGGCTATGAATAAAATCATGGGCACCGTGGAGATCCACGCGGAGAAGCTGGAAGATCACGGCATCCGCATTGCTTGCATTGAGACCCGCCACGAAATGGAAGCGGCCGAATGATCCGCTACGTTCAAAAAGATCTTGAAAAGATAGCCGCCGAAGGGTGCTATTTCCTTTCGCTTCTCAGGGCCGCAGAAAACGAAACCGGCGAATATATCGACCCTTACGCGACGTACCTTAAGGCGGTCGCGCTGCACTACATGGGCGACGATTGCTATATCACCGACCCAGCCGCGCTTATGCAGCTCGTGACCGGAAAACGTTGGACGGTATCGAAAGAAGCCAGATCGTTTCAGGCAACCGCGAACGATATTGAGATACTCCGATTCGAGCGCGTCGAGACAAGCAAGACGTGGGCGCATTTCGTTCTTGGCGACGGCCAGGGCGCGGTTGAATACGACCCATACGGCGACAGCAAAACTGTCCGATCCGTGGCTTTGATTTCAAAGCGGATATTCAGGAGGGCAAAATGAAAAACCTTGGCAAGCGCGTTTACGATCTCGTCATAAAATTGATCAGCGTCAAAACCATACCGGCCGTCTTGTTTTCCGTTGGCTATCTCAAACAGCCGGATACCGTCAACGCGGCCGCGTGCCTTGTCGCGTGGGCCCTGGTCATCGGCGTCAGGTACGCCGAAAAAGTAAACCGCATGGTGAAGGGATAATGTGCGCGCCCGGACCGCGGTCGTCCTGGTGGCTCTTGGCGTTGCTTTTGCTTGCGGCTCATACCACATGGGCGCAAGAGCAGCCGACGCCCGCCACGCCATCGCCCTTGCCACCATCGACGCAGCCCATGCCCTTGAGCGAGACGCCGCCGACCGATCCATGGGCGAGCTTCGATCTTCTTTGGTCGAGTCTCAAAACCGAATTGACGGAATCGGACGCGGACTATCTGAGGCTGTCGAAATCGCTGGACGCGCTACTGATCGAAGTGTGCGCGTTAAAATCCTCATCGACGGAATCGACGCGGCTCTTGCAGGAATCAGAGGCGGCCCGCATGACTGAACGCGAGCTTTCAGAAATAGCCGAGGCGGCGCTGGTCGAAAGAATGTGGGCCGCTGAACGTGGCCTCCGCGCATGGCGGCTTGCGGCTCTCGTAGCCTCCGGGCTGTCCGTCGTCCTATCGATCATCATCGTATTTTAAGAAAAGCCCGTAACCGTAATGGCGCGGGCTTTATAATTTGGTCATAGTAGTACTGACCTGTACTGACTAGGCGTGTCTCCGGGGCAAGGCGTCTAATCGGATAGACCACGCGCCTTGCGTTGCGCCTCGGCCCGTTTCCGGTTTCCTTCACACCGCGCACAATGCTGGCGGATCGCCTCAAGGGTGAACGCCCGCCGGTCCATTCCGGGCTTTCTTGCAATTTCGCGGTCCATGTAGTTTTCCAATTCTGGCGGAATTTTAATTTCCATGCAGGTATCCCTTGAACTCTTGTATAGCCTCAACCATTTTTAGGCCGGGGATCTTTTCGTATCGGTACGTTTCCGGCTGGAGATACAACACCGCAAGCGCGTCCGGGTTTACCTGGCGATCCTGAACCACGCCATCAACAACGGGCCGCGCCATGGCATACGCCGCCAGCTGCACCGGGTGCCATTTTGCCTTTGCGCCCGTCTTGATATCGACGAGCACACGCTTTCCGTTGATTATTGCCAGAAGGTCGAACGTGCCGGCATACGCCTTGCCGTTGATTTTGCCGTATACCCGGCATTCGGTTGCCTCGGCCCAAACGCCATATACCGCAAGCCATTCGGCAAATCCTCTGACGTATTCGAGGCCAGCCATGTATCGGCCATGTTTGTCGGAACGCTCGCCGTTGGCGTACCGTTCGCACAGCGCATGCACGGCGCTACCTCTATCACGCGCGTCGGCGTTATACCAGCGATCATCAATAACCCCGGCCCGCTTGAGTACCTGCGTCACGCTTGGATAGAGCACCGTGCGCGCGTCGTTCCAGTATTCGTGAGGGCCAGGGTCGAAGATCATGGCTTTACCTCAACCACGGGTATAATTTTGAAAAGCAACCCGTATTTATTAAAGATGCGCTCAGCTTCAAGCCCACAGCTATCGCAGAAAAAGATTTCCTCGCCAGCGATTTCCATCCAGTACTGTGGATTTGATATAATGTCACGATTGCATTTCCAACACTTCATATGCGCCTCGTCTGAATCGGCGTATTTGTCACCTTGACGCCGGGGATTGATTCGGTGCCCTTCGTAGCCCTCGCCCATGATCCAAGCGAGGATTCGTTGGCCTGAATGTACGCCAGCGGCACGGTTCCATCGGCCACCGCTTTCACCAGCTCCATGAGGCTTGACACCTCGACAGACCAAACGTCGCGGTAGGACACGCCGTCCGACTTCTCAGGCGCGGCCATGATGACCTTGGCGATAACCGGCGCGGCCTCCATGACTTCATCAGCAGCGGCAAAGAGGCCTTCTTTTTGAAGCGCTTCAGCGGCGCGTATCTGTGCCTCCTCCGCTTCCTTCCTCAAGGCTTCCTCGACCTTCCGGCGTGCCTCAGCGGCCTTGACCTGTTCCGCTCTCATCCACGCGGCGGCCTTGGAACCCGTGACCTTGATGACGTAATCGAACGGGTCGTCAATCTTCTTGCCTTGCGCGATGGTAGCCTGCCTGGACTTCTTGCTGGCGTCATCGATCGGATCGAACCAGAGATGAAAAGCCCGCTTGCCCTCATACGCCTGTTTGTTGTAGACGTTGGCCAGGTCATAGCTGGCCTTGTCCACCACTTCAAGGCTGTCAATCTTTGACCGGATCGACAGAGCCAGTTCCTCAGAATCCTCATCATCTCGAACCACTACGATTTCCATATGTACTCCTTGCCATTATATTACAATACAAACCGATATATTGCAATAGTAAAAAGGGGCCGAAGCCCCTGTTTTTATTATCGCGACCGCGACCGCGACCGCGACCGCGACCGCGACCGCGGTCGCGTCCCATACCCCGACCCCGACCACGACCCCGACTGCGACCACGACCCCGACCACGACCCCGACTGCGACCCCGACCCAGACCACGACCGCGACCCCGACCGCGTCCCCGACCCCGACCGCGACCGCGACCACGACCGCGTCCCCGACCCGCGCATGGCCATTCCGGCGGTCATTATTTTACCTCGCGCGGTAGCTTTTCAATTTCGGTGATATCAACGATCGCCGCTTTCATGACGACGACCGGGCGCGGGTATGGTTCGACCTCGCTGAACACGCTTTTTTCGAGCGCTTCTGAAAATCGTCCGGTATCGGCGATCCATGCGGCCTTGGTCAGTTTTAAAAACTTGCTTGTTTCCTCCACAACCTCGCCCGTGTAGAACTTGGTGACGGTGCAGACTAGAACGTTTTTCCCCTCTAAGCCCATGTTGTTCTTTGCCATTGTATCCCCCCTTTGAATCAATAGGCCGGAATGCTCCGGCCGTAAATCTATTTATCGCAAGCCGCCTTGACCTTTGCCATCAACGCACCCAGGATTACGATATCATCCGGCGTTTCTTTCATGGCCTTGTCGATGGAAGCCTTGATATTCTCTGACGTAGCCTCGCTGTCGCCGTAGTCGATCAAAGCCAGCTTGATATCTGCCAATTTCGGCGCATCGGTAACAGCTACGGGCACAGCGTCGGCGGCCAGCTTTACAACATCCTCGGGCTCGCGTGGCTCAATCGCCTCTTGATCGGGAGCGTCAACATAATCAAGTGAGGCATCGGCTTCGATGCTTTCAATAGCGGCCTGATCGGTTTTAAGCGCCATCTGCATCGTCGTGGACAAAATACCCCACTTTGACAGCGTGTTTTTCAGCACGGTTTTTCTTGCCATCGCGTCAAAGTTAGTTTTCCAGAGTCCGTATTCGTTTTCAAAGGATTTTGAGTACCGCTTGCCGTGCGCCTTTACTTCCTCGACCGTCCAGTACCGCGTGCACTCGTACCCGTTCAGTAGCCGGAAATAGCAGACATACCCGACAATCTGGGCATCGTCGAATTGTGACCGGAAGCCGCCGGGAACCTGCCGGATATCGACGTCGCCCGTGATTATGTTCGAGCCGTGGTATTCATCCGCGTACACCGCGCCGACGTTGATCGCCGCATACTGGCCGGTCCTCAGGGCAAGTTGCACGAAGCCCTTTGTCATAATCTGGAATTGCGCGACCGCCTTCCCCCTGTTTCGATACGGCACGATTGCCGCAAACCCCAGGGAACCGTCAATCGGTAAGTCAAGCGTGGCCGCCACCATTGCCGATGAAAGTACCGACTTAGGATCGGCGTCAGCCAGCGCCGGATTCGTGCGCGTCGCATTCATTATCGACGCAAGGAAAGCCGCCGACTTCTCGCCCATTACCTCGGCAAAACGCTTCTTTGTGTAATCAGCGTTTACAAGGTCTTTCAGTTGAAGGCCTTTACTGTCGCTCATATATCCCCCTATTGATATTATATTGCAATGCTCGCAACATTGCAATAGTTGATCTTAAAAAGCCAGCGCCGGTTGGCTCTGCATCGTTTGCGCCTCTTCCAGGTTCTTGCACGCTTCCTTGAAATATCCTTCTTTCAATTCCGCGCCAATGAACCGGCGATCCATCTTGACGGCCACGTAACCTTCAGACCCGATCCCGGCGAACGGTGAAAATACCAAGTCGCGCGGATTGCTCCAAAGCTCTATTGACCGCTCGATGACGTCAAGCTGCAACGGGCAAATATGGCGCTCCTC